CGACAACGCGGGTCACGCTGAGTGCGCTTTTTGGAACCGACCGCATCGAATGAAGAAAAAACCAAAAAGGAAAACGATCATGCCGAAGAAAATCACTCCGCCGAAAAAGCAACCGGCCAAGACGAAGACCAGAGATTTGCCGAAGCCGGAGCAACCGCAGCCCGAGCCGATGCCCGCGATCGTTCCCAAAATCGAAACCACAGCGCGAGTCGAAACCGAAGCCGAAACCATCGCGCGACTCAAGCGCGCGGTCTGACGACATGGCGACGAAAAGTAAAGCAGCGGCGAAAACGACAGAGCCGGAAACGTCCGATAGACCGCTCGCAGCACCGTGTCCGCCACCCGGTGGCGCGACCAGCGTGCGGCAGATGTCGAGCACCGTCACGCTGGCTATGACCGACTACCAATACTGGCACATGAAGATGCATGGAAATTCAACCACCCTAGCGTGAAAGGAGAAACGAGAACATGAACGGACGAGGAAATCGAGGCGGCGGCAGCACGCCGGATGACGACGCGGCGAAAGAGGCCGAAGAAGAAATGACGGAATCACCGGCGGAAGAGGCGAAGGAAACGCCCGCCGAAGAAGAAGCGGAAGAAAAGACGGAAAAAGGAGGCTGAGATGGCGGACGACAAAAAACCATACGGCGACGTCGAATATGCCGACCCGGGCTATCAGTCGGACAAGCAGCATCGCTATCCGGTGGACACCGAGGAGCACGCGCGGGCCGCGTGGTCCTACATCAACAAGGCAGAGAACGCGGCGAAATATTCGAGCGCCGATCTCGCGAAAGTAAAAGCGAAGATCAGGGCGGCGGCCAAGAAATTCGGCATCGAGATCGCGGACGACTCGGAAAGCAAAGCCAGCGGCGAAAGCGGCGGCAACGGAGCGATCGAATGTAGAGCGGCGGTCCAGCTCAATCGGGTCGACCGCAACGAGCTCGTTTTTCTTCCGGTCGGCCTTCATGCGATCACGCCGGTCAGCGGCGGCATCGGCAAGGCGATCAAGGTGCTGGTCAACGCGGAAACTGCTGGCGCAATCGAGCGGCAACGCTCCGAGATCGAGGCCCGGACCGACAAGCGCGTTTACTTCGACTTCAATCACGAGGACGGGCGGGCCAGCTTCTGGCCGCAGTCGTTCCATTGGAGGGCGAGTGAGGGCGTCGTCTGCAAAGGTGAGTGGAGCGCGAGCGGTCGCAAGGCGGTCGAGGGAAAAGATTTTCGCGCCTTCTCGCCCGTGTTCCACGTCGACGACAAGCGCAAAGACCCTGCGCACGTCGTGTGCTGCGAGACCGCTTCGCCCAACATGGGCGGGCTGGTTAACGACCCAGCTTTCAGTGCTTTGCCCTTGTGGGCAAAAAATGCCGGTGAAACTAACGCCGGAGATGCAACAACCAAAAAAGAGGAGAAATCCGAAATGACAACAGAAGAAATCGCTGCGCTCCGAGCGAAACAACAGGAGCTGGAAAACACCGTCGAAGCGTTGAAGGCCAAGGTGGCCTCCGACGCGGATGACGAACCGGCAAAGATCAAACTCACTGCCGCCGAAGCCGAGGCCAGGGCCGCTGCGCTCGAAGTCGAGACCGCGGAGCTGAAGGCCAAGAGCGCGGTGCTCGCCGACCAAATCACGAAGCGCAATCGCGCGGACGCCGACTCGCTGATCAAAGCGGGAGTGGCGGACGGACGGCTGCTGCCCAAGGACGTGATCATGCAGGAGAAATGGCGGGTCCAGCTCACGGCCGACCCGGGAACGTTCAAGCCGATGTTCGAGGCGATGCCGCGGAGCGCGAAAAACTTGCGCGAGCGCATCGCGGGCAGAAGCGGGAGCGGCGGCGGAATCGAAATCACGGGCGAGGACCCGTTCAACGTTTACGCGCGAATGGCCCGAATCTGCTCCGACTCGGCTCGCTCGACCAGCCGGGAGGACAAGGCGCGGTGCGCCGAGGAGTTCTCGGCCATCTACGCGGGCGCGTTCAAGGATACGCAGAAAAATCACGACCTACGCAATCGCTTGATTGGCTGCCGCCTTTCGGTGGCCGACGACGCGATCAAAGCAGCGGACGTGACGGACGCGAATCTAGGCACCATCGCCGGGTCGCTGGTCACGCAGCGCACGCTTGAGTTGCTGAAATTCATCTTTCCGTCGCTCACGCGCTTCACGACTGATTTTTCCGATCAGCCGTCGACCTTCAACCAGACGGTCATCACGCGCATCATCACGATTCCGAACGTGATCACGTATTCGACCGCCACGGGCTGGCAGGACACGAACGCGCAAACGACCGACGTGTCCATCGTGATCAACAACCACAAGGGCGTGCCGATCACGTTCAACGAGAACCTGCTTGCGTCCACGATGCGTCGTTTATTCGACGAGTTCGCGGAGGCGAGTTCATACGCGCTCGGGAAAGCGTTGGTCGACGCGATCTACGCTAACCTGACCGACGCGAACTTCACCAACAACACGGTGCAGACCAGCGCGACGTTTGCGCGCTCGACCGTGGTCGACATCGGCGTCGCTCTCTCGCTGCGCGGCGTTCCGCTCGGCGTCGGCAACCGCACGATGCTCTTGTGGCCGGCAGCATTCGGCAGCTTGGAGAAAGATGCCTCGATGGTCCAGTTCGCGACTAACGTGCCGCGTCCCGAGATCATGACCGACGGTGTTACTCCGGCCAGCGCGTTCGCGATCAACGTGGAAGCGTTTAACATCTACAGCGCTCCGAATATGCCCTCGAACAACGCCAACTTGATTGGCTTTGCCGGGAGCAAGTCGGCGCTCTGCATCGCGACCCGCACTCCGAACGATTACACGTCGGTGCTACCGGGAGCGAGCTTCGGCAACGTGCAGATGGTGACCGACCCGGACATCGGCATCACAGTGATGCAAGTCCAATACGTGAACCACACGCTCGGTACTGCGACATCACGTATCGCGCTGATGTATGGGACCGCAGCCGGGCAGACCGCAGCCGGGCAACTGGTCAAGGCCGCAGCCGGAACAGGTTCGGCAAGATAACCAAGGAGGGAACGGCAAAAACTTACTGACGCGCATCCGAGGCAAAAAATAAGTCCAAATGCAGCCACCGCCTTTGGTGCGCGTCGGCTAAGATGAAATGAAGATCGACACTTTCAACGGATGGTTCAAAGGCGTGGGCGACATCGTCTGCTTCGCTTGGCTGGGCGAAGGAATGGTGGCTGTGGGCGACGACATCGAATTTCTCGCGACCGACTGGCGCGCGGAAATGCTCAAGATGTTCCAGATGCGAGTGACCAGCGACCCGACCGGCGCGCGAGTCACGCACCAAGGCTACGAGAGCGCGGTCAAGACCGGGTCGCCGCTCTCCTACCTACAGTGGATTGCGCACCACTTAGGCATCACGGTTGAGCCAAAACGCCCGCGTCTGGAGCTGCTTCCGATGGACCGGGAGATGGGACGGCGAGACTCCGCCGATGTTCTCATCTTTCCGAACTCGTATTCTCCGGTCCGAACGTGGCCGCGCAACTATTTCGTCGAGCTTGGGCTGCTTCTGCGCAAGGCGGGCTACACGGTGAAGGTCGTGACGGAGCAGCGCGATTACGCGTTTTACATGCCGTTTCATTGCATCGTCGGGATGAGCTGGAATTATGTCGCGGCGGCGATTCAGGCCGCAAGGCTGATCATCGGCAACGACTCGGGACCGGCGCATCTAGCCGGGACGATCGGCACGCCGACGATCGCGATTCAAGGCGCGACGACCGAGCGCATCTACCGGCACCTGCCCGAGGTGATTTCCTACCGCAAGAAAGCGTTGCCCTGCGCCGGATGCCACTGCCTGCAGCCGAATTTCCGCGCGTCCTGCGAGGTCGGTTGCCTCGAACTTTACCGGACGTTTCCGGAAGAGATCGCCGAATTTGCGCTTTCGGTGCTCAAAGCGCAAGAATCAACGGCTGAAATTGCCTTTTCGCTGGATGGTCAAACGGAGGGCGCGCTGGCGTGACGATGCAGATGGGATTCGGCATGAACGGAATGGAAGGCAACATCGAGGCGCGCGTGCAGAAGATCGCGGAGCGTTTCGCGGATGTGACCTACGTCGAGATCGGCGTTGGATTCGGGCAGACGTTGAGCGCGATTGCTGCGGTGCTGCGAGACTCGGGCAAAAATTGGCGAGCGATCGGCGTCGAATTGCCGAACGGTTATTCATTCAATCGCGAGCAGACCGAAACGAATGCCCAGCATCGCGGTCTCCCGATCAGTTTCATCACGCCGAACGCCTCGATCGTTAGGCCGCGCTGGCATAACGTCTCGGTTTATTTCAAGGACTCGCAGAGCTTTCTCACTGAATCGTGGCAAGAGCCGATTCAGTTCGCGCTGATCGACGGCTGCCACGGCAAGCCTTGCGTGACGCTCGATTTCATGGCGGTGGAAGCGTTCGCGGTCGAAGGCGCGGTGGTGATGTTTCACGACTTCAACTCCGAGCAGTTTGGCTATAGCCAGCCGCATTGCCCGGGCGGCTGCGATGTGGTCGGCGCGTGCCGCGAACTCGGCCTGACGACCGGCAAGCGTGCCGGATGGAAGCAGCTTGAAACGATGCACGCAGATCGCGCGCAGGGCGGCTGGGACATGGGACTTTTCGAGAAAGTGAAATAAAAGATGGCATTCTGGAAAACACTCACCGGCGCAAACGTGCGCTTGCTCACTACCGAGCAAACGATCATGGCGCAGGTCTCGCCGCTGCAGACCTTGGACATTTGCATGGCGTCAGCCGTCGATTACGTGCGCGGCTACGTCGCGGCTGGCGGCAACACGATGGAAACCGTCGGCGTTCCGGCCGAGTGCGTCGACGACGCGGTCACGATCGCCCGCTACACTTACTTGGCGCAAGACCCGACCGGCACGCTCTTGACCGCCATCCGGCAGAAGGAATGGGACGACGCGCTCGCGCATCTGCGCGACATCGCCAAAGAAATTTCCACGGTCACGCAAGGCGACACCGGCGGCGTCACTCCGATCGGCGCTGGCAAGTGGGGCTCGATCACGCGGATGCCGATGCGGACCGAAACCAGCCTTTCTCCACCGCCATGACCGAACGACTTTTATTTGCCGCCTCGGCGCTCCCTTCTCAGATAGGGCGAGCCGTGATCGTCCTGCTCTGCTCATCACGCCGGGAGCGGCAAACAACTTCCTACGAGCGCACCCGCAACCGCTTGCAAAAGCGGTTCAAGAACGGGCTGGTCCGCGTGCTCAAGTTCGCCAAGCACGAGACGCTGCGGAAGTTGCACCGCCACGCGTTCAGGAATCGCCCGCTGATGGGCCAAGCGGACAATCCCGACGCGAACAAGATAGCGTTCGACCCTGACGAGCTGCGGCAGGATTTGATCGCGCTCTTGCGCCAAGATTTGCCGACCACGCTTTCAGACGCCGGCCAAAGCACCCTCGACGCCCTCGGTTACCGCGACCCGTGGAAATTGCCAGCTCAAGAAGTTCTCGATTTCATCTCGCGCCGCGAAAATTTGATCGCCGACTTGCCGGACGAAATCTTCGCGGACGTTCAGCGCGAACTTTCCGAAGGCATGAACGCGGGCGAATCACTGGCGGATTTGTCGGACCGAATCATCGAGCTGTTCGACGGAATCACCACCGAGCGAGCCGACTTGATCGCGGACACTGAAACGTCAGCCGCCTACGCTTTCGCGAGCAACGCGGCAGCGGTCGAAGCGGGCGTCGAATACAAGCAGTGGCTGCACGCGGGCGACCCGAAAGTGCCCCGCGAAGATCATCTTGAGATCGACGAGCTGATCGTGCCCATCGACGAACCTTTCCCGGTCGGCAGTCCGCCGCTGATGTATCCGCACGACGAGAACGGGAGCGCCGAGGACGTGATCAACTGCGGTTGCATTTCCATTCCGGCCACGCAAGAGGACTACGACAACCAATGACCCGCACTGTCATCAAGATTGAGATTCCGGCTGAGACGCAGCGCAAGATAGAGAAGCTGATCTTGCTGCCCGAAGGCTTCCCGCAAGCGATAAAACGCGGCATGGACTACGCCATCGCCATCGTGCGCGGTCGGATTCAAAGAGAACGGTTGAGCGGCAAAGGCCCGTATCCGCCGGACGAACACCGGCTCGGTCGCGTTACTGGCAAGTTGCAGGAATCGCTGCGCAACGAGCCAGCCGTGATCACCGACGGCGGGCGAACGATCACTGGCGAAATCGGGACCAACATCTTTTACGCCGCGCTGCATGAGTATGGGTTCGTCAAAGACGACGTCGTTCGCGGTCAGGGCAAACCATACAAACTTGAATTTCCCGAACGCGCGCCGGTGCGGACTGGCGTCGAGGAGAACGCAGATTTCATCGCCGAAGAAATCGGCTACGAGGTCGACAAACTGTTGGAGGACGCGACCAAAGGATGAGCCAGCTCGTCGGATTACAGAACGCGATCATCGGGCGGCTGACGATGGCCGACCCGAACATTCCGTCGCTGGTCCCGCACGCCGGGCAAATAAACTGGATGACCGAGAATATCGGCGACCTCGGCAGTAACATCGCGAAGGTCATCGGCCAGATGGGCATCGTCGGAATCGTGACCACGCCGGGAGGCGGCAAAGTTTTTCAGCAAGGCATCTATCCGGCCGCTTTTCGCTGCACCGTTGAGATTCAGCTGCAGGAGAATGTGACCATCAATCGCGGAGCGGCCGGGACGCAGATCGCGTCGCTGGATTTGCTCGAATTCGTGATCAAACGCCTTCACCTGTTTTCGCCGCATGGACACAAATCCGACCGGGTCGAACTGGACGAGACTCCGTTCCACTTGGTAGCGGACACGCCACTTCTCGTTTACAACGTGCGCTTCGTCGCACCAATCACGTTAGGAAAATGAAACTATGAACGAAACACCTCCGCAATTTCTCGCACCCGGCGCCGAAATCTTGGTGGTCGGCCACGACGGCAAGGCGCACAAAGCCAGAATCACCGAAGTGCTAAGCCCGACCGGAGCGCGGGTCGAATCGCTCGACGGCAAGAACAGCGCGATCACCGAATATTCCGAGACCAAGGAGGTCAACACCTTCCACTTTCCGTCTTCTGCCAAAGCCTCAGCGAAAGGCGGAACAAAATCAGAGGCATAACAACCAAAGGAAACAACAATGGATTACGGAGCAACGTATTCGAAAGAGAGACACACCGGACGAGGCTACTTCACCGCGACCGGGCAAACTTACGTCACCGACCTCGGCAACATTCAGATGTACGAGAGCGATTTCGGCATCAAGCGAAAGGAGCACTACAGCGCGCGACGCGGCGTCCTGAGTATGGACCGCTACGACGCCTATTCGTCGATGGGCGCGTGGCACATCACCCTAGACGAGTTCACGACAGCGACGCTTCCGCTCTTTTGGTCTGGAACGGCTAATCCGAATTTCAGCCAAGTCGCGGGCACTGCATCGACGTTCATGTTCACCAGCAAAAAAGGCAGCGCGGTGGACGTGGGCAAATACGGGCTAAACAACGCGTCGATGACGACGCCTCCGGGAAAAGTCGAGGGACCGAACGCCGATTACGTGATCGACCGAGGCGGCGGCAAAGTTTATATCCCGTTTGCCTCGACCATAGCGGACGCGACGGCGATCACGATCACCTATGACTGCCCCGCGCTGACTTACGACAGCGTGACGGCGCTCAACACGTTGAACCGTCCCGGCAGCTTGGAGCTGCAGGGCGAGGACGACAGCCAGGCCGGAATCGGAACAGGAACGGGAGCAATCGCGCCGGTGCGCTACATCTTCACGTTTCCTTGCATCCTGTCGATCGACAAGACCGGGCAGTTCAAGCCGGACAGCTATCGGGAAGCGATCTTGATCGCGACGCTGACCGCGCCCATGACCGTGAAAAGGCTGACGCTGTAAAGTTATGGTTAACGAACAGGACAAAACAGCTCAGGAGTTCATCACCATTGCGGGCGGCGTGGACTTGGAGGTAGCGTTCCAAAACAACGGCGACCGTGAGGTGGTGAAGGTGCGGCAAGTGCCCATTTCCAAAATTCCGGAATTTCTTTTGGCGATGGGCAACGAGGCGAGGGCCATCGAGCTCTACTGCGACAAGCCGAGCGGTTGGGCCGACACGCTCACGGTGGAGAGCGCGAACGCGGTGGCTGACACGGGACAGGAAATCAATCTCCCTTTTTTGAACGCTTGGTGGAGGCGACAAGCGAAATGGAGAAAAATGCAGGACGCGTGGACCGCCGCAGAAAGCGAGGCAAAAATGCCAACAACGGAATCTCGCTTGGGCAGCTCTGCGCCTCAGTCGCCTACGATTACCACCTGACGCCAGCACAGATCGCCGCGTTCACCGGGCCACAGTTGCTCCTGTGGCACGAGCGGCGGGCTGTCGAGACTGGTCACCGCGCGCTGCTCGACTTGGAGCTGTCGCTCGTCCCGCACACCGAGCATCCTGATAACGCGCTGCGGAAGTTGCGCGAAAATCTAATCAAAATGACGGAAGTAAAATAGCATGGCGAATCCGACCAGCACTCTAAACGTTCAGGTCCAAACGACCGCTAACCTGTCCGGCTTGCAGCAGGTCCAACAGATGTTCTTGAGCTGGAAGGACGCCTTCAAGTTCGCGGGTGCGGAGGAGGCGCTCGATGGCGTTCTGAACGTCGTCGAGAAAATCGGCAAGACGCTTCTCGACACGGTCAACAAGGCGGCAGAGCTGCAAGCCGAAGCGTTCCCGATCAAGGCGATGATCGACGACGGCGCGAAAGCGAATGCGGTCATCGAGCAGATGGACCAACTCTGGCAACAGATCGGCGTCGACAGCAACACCTCGCTCGCCAACGCCGTCCGGATGCTGGCTCTCAGCGGCACTGCGACTGAAAACCTCATCCCGCGCCTGATCGAGATGGTCAAAATACAGGTCGGGACCGGAGTCTCGCTGGAAGCGATGATCGGCGCTTACAGCCGGATGAAGATCGCGATCGAGAACGTGACCGCGCCCGCGACGCGCGGCTTCGGAGAAATGGCGCAGGCGAATCTGGCGCTGTTCAAGGTGCTCGAAGACTATTTCACCAGACTCGAACATCACAACGTCACGCAGGGCGAACTGATCACCAAGTTCAAAGAGGGCGCGGTGAGCATCCAGCAAGTGAACGCGGCGCTGCGGCAAGCGGCGGAAGAAGGCGGGCGGTTCTCACATTCAATCGAAAGTTTCCAAGCGACTTGGGTCGGCGCGGTCACGTCGATGAAGACCGCGTGGCAAGGATTCCAAGTCGACATCGGAAAGCCGCTCATCGAGTGGGCGACGCCGTTTATCAACGAGATCACGCGTGTTGAAAAGGCGCTTGCGAAGATCGCCGAAGAAAAAGGCTGGCAGACCGCGATCTTGGCGGCGTGGACAATCGTCGTCGACAAAATGGCCGAAATCGCGGCGACTGTTCTCACCGACATTTTCACTAAAATCGGTCCCGCTGCGGCAGATGCTCTCTGGGTCGGCTACGTCAGCCGACTTAAAAATTTGTTCAGCGGCAGCGCTTTAAAGGAAGCATTTACAGGTGACATCGGCAAAGCGTTGATGGACGTCGCGTCGCCCATCGACGTTAAAGCATTTCTGGAAAAATTCGGCGTTGACCTCTTGAAAGGAGTGAAAATCAGCGCGGAAGCAGCGCGAAAGTTGCTCGCGGACACGTTGGCGAATATCAAAGCGCCGATCATCATTCCGCCCGAAACGCCGGAGCAGCTTGAGATTGTCAACGCCGGGCTGAAAGCAATCGAAGCGACGCTGAAAGAGGACGAGGCGTTGCTCGAACGAATCAGGGCGGAACAGCAACTGATCAGCTCGAATCCGCTCATCAGTCCGGACGCCAAGCAGGTCCAACTCATAGCCAGCTATCGGGCGCAACTCGACGTGATCGCGAAGGAAATGGCAGATCTCGCGACGAAGAAAACGTTCCTGACCGACCCGGCGAAGGTCGCGGAAGTGGACCTGCAAATGGGCAAGCTGGTCAACCAAGCGAGAACGCTCAAGCAGGAGTTGTTCTTGGCGACGCACCCGCTGCAAGCCGAACTCGGACGGTGGGCGGCGAGCTTCGGAGACACGATGGAGCAAATCGCCAAGACCATCGAAGAGACCGTCGGCGTCGCGCTCCAAAGCCTCAACACGTGGATTACGACCGGCAAATTCAACCTCCAATCATTCATGCAGTCCATCGAACAGCTCGGTCTGAAATTGGTCGAGCAGATGATAATTCAGCAGGTCATGGCAGCGATCAACGCGAAGGCAGCGGCGGCGATGGCGGCGGCCCTTGGTCCGACGATTGCCGGAGAAATGGCCGGAGCAGCGACCGCGATGACCATCGCGACGGCGGGCGGAGCTGCGATTGCCGCGCCGGGCCAAGTCCTCACGGCGTTGCTGGCGATTCAAGCGGTGCTCTTCGGAGGCTCGAAGCACAAGGGAGGAGAAATCGAGCGTTGGCATCAAGGCGGGCTGGCCGAGGATGAGCGGCTGATCATCGCGCAGACCGGCGAAATAATGATTCGCCGTGACGTGGCGCAGGAAAATCGCGAATTCCTGCTCGCGCTCAACGCCGGTTACAGAACAGCATCGACAGCGCATCTTGGGCTGCGCGATCTCTTAATCGCGCGCGCCGGATGGGGCACGACTCAGCATGGACATCGTGGCGGCATCGGCGGAGCGTCGATTGGCGGTGCGCCGCCGGGCAGCTTCTACGGCGGATTTTTTGGAAGCGGCGGAGGCGCGCCCGTCATGTTTCGGATGCGGCACGCAGGCGGCGAGATTGGGACTTATCACAACGGTGGCACTATCGGAGCGGGCTTGGGTGGCGGCGTCCACGTTTACGCGTTCACCGACATGAACGCGCTCGTTAAGCACATGGCGTCGCGCTCGGGCCAGAAAATCATCTTCGACACGGTCAAAGGCAACCGCATCAATCTCGGCATCGGGTAAGCGAATGGCACGAGAAAGTGAACGTTTGGCAGCCAAAAGCGAACGAATGGCAGCGATTTGCCAGCGTTTGGCAGCGAAATCGGAACGAATGGCAGGAAATAGGCAACCGTTTTTCGAAAGTGGTTGCTTGTTTTCTGGTGCGAAAGTGCAACGGATGGCAGCTTTTCGGCGTAAAGCCCTCGGCCCACCCACTTTAACCTATGCGGATTTGTGACAAGACATGATCGCTCGCATCATCACTTGGCAATCCGCGCAGGTCGGCTTGTTGGTCGCGCCGCCTAATTGGGACACCGAGATCACGGTCAGCCTCGAACTTCCGACCGACGTGGCGAAGCAGCCGATCACGTTCACCGAATCGCGGCGAAATTTCGCGCAGAGTGCCCGCTACAAAATGAGGTGGCGAAGTTACCTAGCAGACGCGGCGAGCGCGACCGAACTAAGGATTTTCCTGACCCGCGTTCGCGGCGAGTCGATTCTCGCTCCGCTCTGGCCGGACATGTGCGAGGTGGCGACCGGCACTCTGGCCGGAGCAACCGCGATCACGACCGTGGACCGCCCTGTTCGCTCAAGCGCGAACTGGCTCATCGCCGCGCCGGACTTCTCGTCTTGGGAAATAGTCGCCGTAAGTGGAATCACTTCGACCGGCAATCCAGCCGCGCCGTGGCAGTTCAATTTGTCGCCGGGCGCGGTTAACGCGTGGCCCGCAGGTTCGTTTCTCTATCCGCTCATGTTCGGTCGCTTGGACGAGAGGCCTCAGCCGGAAGCGATCACTGACGAAGCGTTGGAGACCGACCTGACCATCAAAGAAAGCAGTGATTATGCCTACCGCTTGACTACCACTCCGGTGACGCTCACCACGGTTGGCGGGAACATTCCTGCGTTCTCGACCCTTCCGCTTTGGGACGTTGCTCCCAATTTCTCGCGCCCGCTCGACTGGACCGAAGTGCCGGACGTGATTTACGAGCAGGTCGGCTTTTTGCGCCAAGAGCAGCTGCGCGCCTACGACCACCGCACTCCGCGCGGGCAGGAGTTGGAATTTTACCAAGCTGACCGCGACTCAATCTCTAAGATCGAGTATTTCTGGAGAACCAGCTTGGCCAACACGTTGCGCCTCTGCGTTCCTACTTATCGCGGCGACTTGCGGATGCTTGCGGACACGCCGGGAGCCGGGACGCTCATTCAATGCGAGAAAAGTTACTTCTCGGACCCGACCCGAGAAGTTCAGCCGGGCGACCCGTTCATCGCGCTCATAGATTCGTCTAACAACGTTACACCTTATCAGGTCAACACGACCGATCTGCCGAACGAGACCGACTTAAACGCGACGGTTACCGTTACAGCTTTCGCGGCGGCGACGACTATCGTCAGCGCGTTGCTTCTCGCGCGATTCGCCGACCCGACCGTGGAATGGGCCTACACGACGCCCTACCTAGCGACCACGCGCCTCAAATTCATCGAGCTCACCAGCGAATACTACGGCGGCGCGGTGGCGAGCAACATTCTAGAGACCGAGGACGCGGTGAACCTGTTCGTGACCGAGGACGGCGCGAATTTTCTCGTGACCGAGCTGGCTCCGTCCCTCACTCCTTCGCTCCCGCAGCCAGCGTATCTTTTCATCTTCAACGAGGTCGGGATTCAGACGACCCTTTACACATCTTATGAGCAGCCGATCACGATAGCGGGCGGTGTCTTCGCCGGGACTTATGCACCGGGCCCGTTCAGCTTCGACAAGCTGAAAACGGGCATCAAACTCGACCAAGAGAAATTGGAGATCAAAAGCTTCAAGTTCACCGGCAATCCGCTCAACAAGATGTGGCCCTTCGCGCTCGACGGCATCTTGACGGTGCAGATCGTCGAGATCGACGCCGCGAACCCGTCCAGCGCGACCGCCGTCAGCCGCTTCTTCGGCGACATCTGGGAGATCGACTCGGACTACAAAGCAACCGCGATTCCGTTCGGCAACCTTTTCGAGCGAAAGTTTCCGCGTTTCCTCCTATCCGTTTCCGATAACTACACTCAGTTCAGCCCGCTCACGCAGATCTCGGCCTCATCATTCCAATACAACGGGACATTGCCGGCCACGATCGACACCACGTCGCAGACGGTGATTGTCACGTCAGTCACGGGATTCGCGCAGGCCGCGAGTTTTTTTGGCGGCGGCTGGCTCGAAACGGGAAGCGGCGCGACGTTCGAGCGCAGGTCGATCTTGGACAGCGCGCCTTACGGAACGAATCAGGTGCAGCTCTTTCTGGACCGCCCGCTTTTGAAAGCGGTGGGAAGCGCGGCGATGCTGTTCTATCCCGGCTATGATGGGTCCATCGACCAATGCGACGCGCGCTTCTCGAACCGCATCAATTTCGGCGGGCACGCTTACATTCCAGACGTCAATCCGGCGGTGAAAGCGATGAAGCCGAAGACCACCAGCGGAGGAAAGAAAGCGTGACCGAGCCATCATATTTCGACGACGAGGAAAAAGCCAAAGCGTTAAAAGCCGAAGCTCGGTCGTGGCTCGGCACTCCGTTCCGACAATACTATCAGCAGTCGTTAGGCCGGAAGGTCGATCTCAAAGGAATCGGCGGCGGAATCGACTGCGTCGGGCTGGTTCAAGAGATCATGGCGCGAGTCGGCGCGAGCGAAGACTTCATCATTCCGCGCGACCCGGGCGACTACCAGTCCCACCAGACCGGCGAGAAAGTCTTGGACTGGCTGCGCGGAAAGATCGACGACCCGCAGAGCAAGCGGCTAGGAGAGATTTTGGTTGAGCTCGAAATTCCCGACGCTGTTCGGGACCCGGTCGCGCTCACGCCGCGCGATTTCTTCAAGCCGGGCGACATCTGCGTTCTGCGCCACGGTTCGCTCTTCCACATGCCGGTGATCATGGACGACGATCTTCATTTTGTGAACGCGCTCCCGCGCGCGGGCGTGATCGAGGGCACGATTCAAGACTCGACCTACTCGGTCCACTTGGTCTCCGTGTTCAGGGTGCGTGCCAAAACTGCGGAGCAGAATTCGAATTCAGGGCGGTAGTTTATGGGATTCTGGGGCAACACAGCGAATCAGCAGAACCAGCAGCAAAAGAAGAAGTTCGCCAACATTTCGAATGACCAGATCAATTCGAACCAGCAGGCGGTGCCGGTCAAATATCTCGCGGGCCGGGCCTACGTCGCGGGCGACTACATCACGCCAGCCTACAATCCGAAAGCGAAGCCGATCAAGAACACGACCGGCAAGGGCGAAACGTCCACCACCGGCTACAAGTATTTCTGCGACTTCGCGCTGATGTTCTGCTGCGGCGGGCGCAATCCGGTCGACTCCGTTCACTCGATAATCGTCGATTCCGACATTCGCTGGACCGGCTACGTCGCGCGCGGCGCGGCGGATTACGAGACGATCACGGTCAGCGGCCTCGGGACGGTCAACCTGTACTGGGGCACCGAGACGCAAGCAATCGACGCGACCCTGCTCACGCCGCGCGGAGTCGCGAGCGGCGGCACCGACCCACAGGACGCGACGACTTTTCCTCCGAACGCGCCTACCGGTGGCGCTCCAACGTTCGGTGGACTGGCAGCGGGCGACGCTGCGCCCTACAGCGGCCACTATGACCAGCACCCGGCCTATCGCGGCCAGTGCTACGCGGTTTTCAAAAATTGGAATCTCGGGCGCGACCGGACCAGCGTTCAGAACATTCAATTCGAGCTCAAGCGCGGCTGCCCGTTCTTCGGGACCAACATCCCGGCGGACGATTCCGGCGTTAACCCGATCGCCATTCTCTATGACTGGCTGACCGACCCACGCTTCGGGATGAGTCTAGCTGATTCACAGCTTAGTCAGACGCAATTCCAAGCCGCCTATAACGCGCTCGAAGCGATCTT